GCCTACGTTGTAATCTTCGTCATAACCAACCCTACTAGGGTCAATAATCTGCCCATTCACAACGACCACAGGTTCAGCATCTTTGGGCTGCAATGCAAACGTATTCGGAAAATCGTATTCACGCTGATCAGAAAATATGCCGTCGTAGTCGTTGATCACCTCATAGATGGGGCCGGTCGTATTGCTGTAATTGTTGTTTGAAAATCCAGTGTTAAAAGTCCTAAAGCTTGGTCGATATTCGGCATCTCCAGTTTTATTAGCACCGCCCCAAAGCAAGAATTGCCCGCCAGCATCATCAATAGCAAATGACATCTCAGACACGTCTAATAAAGTCTCGTCGTCGTCTCCGGAATAGCCGCTTCGCCTCTCTTCGATAGTCACTGCATTTGGGTCGCAAGCTTGCTCTTTGTTGGTTTTGGCCTCAGCCTCTTCCGCCACTCTTTGCTTAAACTGCCTGCGCCTTAATGCCACATCCTCAGCAGCATCCATATAAGCCTGTTCTGCGGCAGTAGGGTTGGACACTGAGACAACATTGTTGAAAGGATCGGCGACGGGGCCGCCGCTATAGCCACACTCTGTCCCCCTATATTTCCAAACACAATAGTTCTGCGTGACAATACGTTTTGGCAGTTGCAGCCCTTCCAGGTCCAATGGACTTGCAAGCGCAAATGTTACAGATAAGTTGTTTTCATTTGTCTTTCTCTCGATGTAAAAAACATCGTTCGGGAAGAACTCTGTATAGTCAACATCTGATTGGTTGGTTAGATGCTTGAAAAACGTACGCCTACGGATGAGCTTTGCGCCAATCAAATCATCTAAGTCTTCAATTGCCTCCGATAGGGTGCCAAAGATGTTGGAAACTGTCAGCTCAGGCGTGGGAATTTGGCCTTTAGTTGTTTTTTCAAACCCCGTTGCAACAATAGGCAGTGGTTCATAATCAACAATGGAAAAGCCAGACGTTTTATCATCACCGCGCCAGCGCAATTTTCTAGCACTTGCAGTGGGGTCTACGCCATTTGTAAAGTAGTATTTTTGCGTACCAGTGATGCCTAAGGGCGTCAAGTCAAGCTCGTACAGCTCAACAACAGTGTCGTAATAACCTTGTTTTACTTCGTCCTGAATACTCATGAGCGGGTGTCATAAACACGGCGAACAGTGAAGCTAATTATGTTGCTGTCAGGGCCGAGAGTTTCCCATGACCACTCATTAGGAGTGAGGCGGTATTTATACAGCTCATCATCTTGCGGAAACTGAGCAAAAAAGAAGTCGCCAGCAAGGTCGTCAAAAAAGTCGTCGTAAGCCTGAGCTTCGGCATCAGTGACTGGACGGGTGCGTAGTGAATACATGCGCATGTCTTGATTAACGCCATCAGGCGTCACCTGCTCATAGCCATTGCCCAGTACAAAGCGCCGCACTCGACGGCTACGTTTTACAGTTGTGCCGTATTCAAAAACTGTCTTGGAATCAGTGCCTGTAGCGCTGAATAGTGTGGGTTGTGCCATATCTACTGACGAGAGGCGATCATGCCGCCAGGACGCATTTCCCGCATGATAACTTGCTTGACAGCACCTTCAATACCTTTGGCAAGTTGATTGCCTTGATCGCCTTTTGTTCGCGACTCACTGCCTTCATTGCTGATGTTGACCACAACGCTGCTGTTGACATTTCCGCCGGCTCCCTTGCCCATTTCCACTGGGATGGACTTGCCATTGGGCAGTGGAACAACAGCCTCGTTATAACGACCCTCTCCGACAAGGCCGAGGGTGGGGCCTTTGACGATGCCACCATTGGCAAATTGAGGCAGAATGCCGCCTGTGTAGGCACCTGTATTGTCAAATAGTGTCGCTTGATCCATGGCATCCACAGATGCTTCGCTGCTCATGCTTAGCGGGCTGCCCATTCCTCCAAACAAGCTTCCGAGCCCTTTGACAAGCTGCATCATTGCCCACTTGGCCAGCATCTGAGCAACCATGTCCGCGAACATCTTGGAGATGTTCCTGAACAAGTTGCCCATGGACTCGCGGAATGACTCCGTGCCTGTGATGATGCTGCTAAACGCTCCACTGAGACTGCTTTCAATGCCTTCGGCTGCAGACCTTGCCATACCCTGCACGTCTTTTAGCTGCTTATCAGCTTGCTGAACATATTCCTTAAGGCTGCCAGAAGGCGCGAATTGGCTGCGTTGCTTCCCTTGGAACCTATCAAAGGCTTCGATGTCCTCTTCCGTAGGCTTTAACTTGAGGAATTCAGCACGAGCATCGCGCTGATCGCGCAGGAACTGAGCGGTTTCACGCTCACTATCTGACATCTCACTAGAAGCAAACTTAGCTTCATCAAGAACGTCTTTGATTTGATTGCGACGCTCTATCTCCTTCTTTTGCTCCTCAGCAAGCTTTTTCCCGTTTTCGCGCCCGAAGTTTGCTTCGTCGATTAAAAGCTTATTCTTGGCTTGTTCCAAGGCCACTGCTCTTTCAGTGGTGAGCATGTCACGCGCATTGATATTTGCCACATCCAAAGCGTATTGAGCACGCATGAGCGTCAGCTCATTGCCAGTGTTGTCCTGACGAGCAATAGCCAGCTTGATGCGCATCACCTCACGCTCAGCCGCTGCCACGTCTAAAGTCATATCCTTGCGCTTTTTCCCACTGGTGGTCTTCGGCACTGGAGTGGTGCTCAGGCCAGCACCCTCTCCTCCAAAGGTGTAATCCTTGTCACCCTTGACGGAGTCTGTCGTAGTGTCAACCGCTTGCTGCGTCTCGTCTGCCCCTGCAGCCGCCGCATCTGCAAGCGCCTTGGTCCTTTGCTTGCGAAGTCCATCGAGCTGTCGATTAAGGCGCTGTTTCTGGGCACCTGTGGCGGCATCTCGCTTCTTCTCGACTGCCTGAATCTGAGTGCCCAAAGCTTCCGCCTTCACCTGGAACTCGTTTGCACTCTTAAGGCCCAAAATTTCACGCAAGCCGTCAATCACTGGAGCCAAGAAGCCAGCAATCTTGCCCATCAAGTCAGCGACAAACTTACCGAAATCGGCAAGACGACGAATGACAATTTGAAGGTCACGAACAAACGTATCAATGCCTTCCTTGTTCTCTTTTACGAAGTCGCTAAGGCCGCCCATCATGTCGGCAAATACCTGCTGAACTTCCGAGCCCAGAGGTGCAAATGCTTCGCCTACATCACGATTGAGCTGATCCATCGCGATGGCAGCACGACGAGCCGCGTACTCAGGCGCAGTCGCCATCTTGTCGGCAAACTCTTCATAGTCCTCAAAGTTCTGCTTCGCGAAATTGACAAACTGCTCAACGCCAACTTCGCCTTTCTGCAACGCCTTCTGCAGCTCGGCCATGCTCATCTTGTTCGCCTTAGCGAACTTGACCACGGCTCCTGGGAAGCGCTCCCCAAGCTGGCCTCTCAGCTCTTCGGCCTGCACAGTACCCTTGGAGAAGATTTGAACGACAGCCCGCATTGCGCCGTCAATATCTTCCATTGAGCCGCCAGTTGCAGCAACTGCCAGTGCCGTACCTTCCAGGATTTCCTGCGTCTCTTCCGCAGACATTCCGAACTGTTTAGTGTTAACGCGAAGCTGCGAGAAGTGCTTATAAGTCTTCTCAAGCGGCATCAACAATCGCTTGCTGCTTTCCTCAACAAGCTTGTTTGAATTGGCAAAGTCCTCAGCATCAACAGAAGCCATGGCCAAGCCACGCTTCATCCGCTCAACAGCATTGAAAGCCTCAACAGACTTGGCAGCCATAGCACCAAGCTGGTCTACAGCCTGGCCAATACCAGCACCAACAAAGCCGCCCATCGGGCCGCCAATTGCCATGCCAATGCCACTGCCGATCATGGTGCCAGGACCGCCACCAGCAAGCGCTGAAGCGCCCAAGCCGGCAGCACCACGACCAAGCGCTCCTGCAGCACCTTTAGCCACGCCCATGGCTCTTCCAGTGCGAGGAATGCGCTTCTTCTCCATGCGCGTCATTGCCTCTTCAGACTGACGCAGATTCCGCTGAAGACGCTTCCAAGCTTCAGTGTCAGGCTTGATGCGGGCCGCCTTGTCTTTCAGCGAGTCAATCTTGATTTCCAGTGCTCGCATTGAGCCTGGATCAATCAAAGGCCCACTACGACGAGCCCCTACAAAAGCTCTGTTCGCAGGGCTTCCGGCCTGTCCAACTGTCCCGCGAATAGGACTTGCTACATCAGGAATGGCGCCCTTGGCGCCCATTCCCATGCGGAAATTAGCAATCGCCCGTTGCTGAGCTTCTCCAGCCTTTTTATAAGCACGCGCAAGCCCCTCGACGCTTTTCTGCGTCTCGTACATCTCACGACGCTGATTCTTAACAGCGTTCGTGACTGATTTAAGGTCTTTCTCAAAGCTGTATAGCTTTTCGCCAGCCTTGATAAAGTCTTTTGTTCCTTCTTCTGCTTCGTGAAACCTTTTCCGCAGCTCAGCTACTTCTTTCTTGAGCTGCGCAATAGTCTTACCGGCATTTCCGGTAACTTCAAACTTAATCCGCATTCCTGCATCAGCCATTCCTTACCTCAACTCCTTGGCTAATAGGGCGGATAAAACAGATTCAAGTTCTCTAATCGTAGCCTCGGTCCATGGTCTTGGTGGCACGCTTTTTCCCCTTTGACCACTGCGAGTTTTGGGTGTGTAACCATCATGCACATAAGCGGCATACACCTCTCCTCGACCACCAGTCCACTCAAAGACTGTGTAGTTAATCCCGTTTTCACGACGCTGGCTTCTCTTTAAGTTGCCAAGGTCAACGAGATCACGCGCTTGTCCCGGCTCAATGATTTGACCATTTCGCCTTATCGTCAACGTGTCCAAATTCCACATTTGACGGTCGAACTGCTCCTGAAAATCACTTTCAGCCCAGTCCATAGCTTGCTTAAACACCCGTGCCGGCATCTCCCCAAGCTCTATCAGTTTACGAGTTAAATTGTCCTGTATTGGCACGGCAGCAAGACAATTTGTTGCTTTCAATCTAGCAACAATGGCAGCATTCTAACTATTAAGCTCTGCCCCTAACATTGC